TTTATCAATCAATGATGACTACTCAAAAAGAAATCCAAAATATTATAATGATGAAAGTGCAGTAAATAAATTTTTGGGTTGGAATACATCATCAAATGATGACAAGTCTATCACTACACCTAGATCGGCTTGGGAAAATGATTTTAAACTTTGGACTATTGGTTCTAGTTATTGTCATTCAAGAAATTACAAAGTTGATGAAAATACTTTGAATTTTTTTAAGATGTATGTTTCTTCTGCCGACAATGTAATCAAAGAACATCAACAATTATATTCTTACGTTGAGGGTAAAATGAAAACTTTAAGATTAGGTTTAAAATCTTATAGAACATTTGACCAAGCAAAAGCACTTGCAGATAAAGTTGGTGTTGTTTTAAATGAAACAATGATGAATGAAAGTTCTAGTTTAGCTTTATCAATCTATAGCCCAGATAATCTAGCTAGTCTTTTGGAGGATAAAAAGGTTATGACTAGAGATGAAAAGATTGCATTTGCCAGACAACAAATGCAACAAAATAGTTTAAATTAACTATTGACAATTATGGGATTATCCTATAGGATAGTCCCATAACAGAAAGAGATAAATATGACTAAAGAAAATAAACCATTTAAGATCACTTACTGGGCAAGTAAGCATAAGAAACATATAACAAGAACAGGAACACATGACGAAAAATCTCGTTATGGAACATCTAAAAAAGGTGTACCTTATTATGTATATTTTGATTTAGATGTTTGGGGATATAGAACAGCAACAACATCATGGAAAGTGAGGCACTAATGGATTACCAATGGTGCCATGGTCCGAGTTGCCATAAAAGACACACCACGAATAGAGTTCGTGGTGTTAAAGGCTCAAAGGTTTTAAGAACAATTAAGATTGCTCAAGGTAATCAAAATGCACGAGGGGTGTGGAATTACTTTTGCGACCAAACTTGTATGCATGATTTTATTTATAAACATGTAGAACAATTTGTGCAGTTACACCCAAGGACCGAGGCGCTAGAAACACCGATCGAGGACCCTACAAAAAATCCCTATGGTTGGATTCAAATAAAAGAGGTTGACAATAGGACCGAAATAGAGTAGGATTATCCTATTAACAAGAAAGGTATATATGACAAAAGAAAACACAGACAACAGAACAGAAGAACGTAAGAATAGATTCAGTGGCGAGTCTATTATGCTTACAAAAGAAGAGGCAAGAAGACACGATTGTATTTTCTTGGCTGAAGTAATGGCAACACTCGACGACAAGACTAAAGGATATGGCGCGTCTAAACATTGGGATATTATGCGCGAACATTTAGATTGGTTTCGCAAAAACAATGCGAAAGCATACATGGTCTTGCTAGACTAGACCAACCTTTCTTACCCCTGGCCCTAACGGGCCAGGGGTCCCGAACCAAATCCAAAAATCCAAACTTTTTTTGACCCTATCCCCCCTTTTTGCAAAAAGGGGTCCCACTACTATAGGTTGTATTGCATGTTTTACACATTCGTGTATACTAAAAACATATTGGTACCATGAACTTGAATCAGGTTGACATAAGTAAATTACCTGCAGATGTGCGAAAGACCTTTAGAAAACTTCAAGTCATGCACGCAGAAAAAAAGATACAGAATAAAGCTAAAAATGATTTTCTGTCTTTTGTAAAATGTGTATGGCCTGATTTTGTAGAGGGGTCCCACCACAGACACATTGCAGATAAATTTAATAAATTGGCGTCGGGCGAGATAAACCGGCTAATTATTAATATGCCTCCAAGACATACTAAGTCGGAGTTTGCCTCATACTTACTTCCGGCTTGGATGGTGGGCCGTGATCCAAAGCTCAAGATCATACAGGCAACACACACGGCAGAACTTGCAATCAGATTTGGTCGTAAGGCCAAGAACCTTATCGACTCGGAAGATTACACAAAAATATTTCAAACAAGATTACAAGAGGATTCTAAAGCAGCAGGACGTTGGGAAACATCTGCTGGCGGAGAATACTTCGCAGCTGGTGTTGGTGGTGCGATCACGGGACGTGGTGCGGATCTATTAATCATAGATGATCCACACTCAGAACAAGATGCATTATCTCCAACAGCAATGGAGTCAGCGTACGAATGGTACACCTCCGGTCCAAGACAACGTTTACAACCAGGTGGTAAAATTGTTTTGGTTATGACGCGTTGGACGACAAAAGATCTAACAGGGATGTTGGTCAAGAACCAGAGTGAACCTAAAGCTGATCAATGGCACGTGGTCGAGTTTCCAGCGATCATGGACCACGGATCAAAGAAGGCTAAACCGGTCTGGCCGGAGTATTGGAAGTTAGATGAATTAGAGAAGGTCCAAGCAACACTGCCCACGGGTAAATGGAATGCACAGTGGATGCAAAATCCAACAGCAGAAGAAGGAGCTATATTAAAACGAGAATGGTGGATGAAATATACTCACGAGGACATACCACAATTAGAACACGTAATACAATCATACGACACCGCATTTTTAAAAAAAGAGACAGCCGATTATAGTGCGATAACGACATGGGGAATATTCTATCCAAACGAGGATAGTCCGGCCAATCTGATATTACTAGATGCCGTCAAAGGCAGATACGAGTTTCCAGAACTCAGACGTTTGGCTCTTGAACAATATGATTATTGGAAACCTGAGTCTGTTATAATCGAGGCTAAAGCATCTGGACTGCCTCTCACATACGAGCTTAGACAGATGGATATACCGGTGGTGAACTTCACCCCTTCAAAAGGCAACGACAAGCATGCTCGTGTAAATGCTGTTGCACCTTTGTTTGAATCTGGTATGATATGGGCGCCTGAGCAGAAATACGCAGATGACGTCATTGAAGAGTGCGCTGCGTTTCCTTATGGTGATCATGACGATCTTGTGGACTCAACCACACAAGCAATCATGCGATTCAGACAGGGCGGTCTGATCGGACACCCTGAAGATTATATCGACGAAAAAGTCGAGCAACGTAAAAGGATTTATTATTAATGGGATCATTAAAAGCAGTTTTTCAGTGGGTATTACGAACGATGATGAAGTCGAAAGGTGAGACTGGTGTTGTTCAGACTTTACCTAAAAAAGATATCGTAGAACTTAACACACAGATTACAGCACAACGTCTGATGCAGAATGGTATCGATCCAACTCAATTAAAAAATGCCGATCAGGTAGAGAACGCGATCATTGCAATAGAAAGCAGACCAGCAGTTCAACAAGGACTTAAATCTACAGAATCAGCAAAAATATTTGATCTTGAAGGAAAAGAAATACCAAAAGGATCTAAGATCATGGGTGGTAAAGCAGTTGATGATCTACCACCACCAGGAAGCAGAGGTGGTCCTGATGATATTGCGGCACCAGTGCAATCATCAGAAGAGACTTTAAAAAACATGATTGTAGCAGAGAACAAAAAGAATATCGCTGCAATGAAAAAAAGAAAAATGTTGGATGAGGCGATCGATAATGTATCACCAGGATTTTCAGGAGATACAAAAATTGATGCAGAACTTGTTGCAGAGGATCTAGCAGAACGTATGGGTAAAGTCTATGATGACCTTCCAACAAAAGAAAGATTAGATTTATACGATCAAGCGTATCAAGGTTTAACTAAAAAAAAATTTGATCCACCAGAAGACATGGCACAAGGTGGACGTGCAGGATATAGATTTGGTATTGGTCCTTTACTTAAACGTTTAAGTCAGAAGAGTCCAAAAAAAGCATACACAGATTATTTAGAAAGCGTTAAAAAAAGAGCACAAGAAGGTGATATGAAATCACTGGCACCTGAACTTGGTGCGGTTGCAGCTAGTGGTATTTTTATTAACAGACGTATGAAAGATGTTTTAGAAAACATGAAAGAAAAAGATATGGAAAATAATTTAAAAAATTTTAGAAAAGAATTAGAGAGTGATCCTTTTTACAAAGATTATCCTGAGTTAAAAGATAAGATACTAGAAAATTATACCGAGAAAATGTTTGGAGAAAAAAGAGCTGATGGCGGACGTATTGGTTATGCAAATGGCACGGACGCGCCAAGTATAAAACTATTTCCAAGAGCTAGTGGTAGAGAGACCGAAAGTGAGGTTGGCCCTGGTATAAAAATTTCTGAAAGAGATTTGAATTATGGAATCACTGGTTTACTTCAAGGAGATAAATTTTTTGGTGGTGCAGAAATAGATAAAGGTAAAGTTAAAATAGATGTTGTCTCTCCAGAGGGTGATACTATTTTTAAAGATACCATTGGAAAAAAAGATGCTGTTAATTTTATCTTAGGTATTGGAGATCCTAAAGGTGAAAAGTTTCAAATCAAAACAGATAAAGATTTTGAAAACATGCAAGTCGTTTTTAAAAAAACATTTAATAAAGGTGGCATAGCACGTCTTGGTTTTAAAGATGGCATGACTAGAAGAACGTTCTTAAAAATTTTAGGTGGTGCGATGTCCATACCTATCGTTGGTAAATTTTTAAAACCTCTTAAAACTGCAAAAGGCATAACCAAAGTTCCAATAATAAAAACAGAAAATGTGCCGGGCAAACCAGAATGGTTTGATCAGTTAGTTAACAAAGTAATTCTTGAAGGTGATGACATGACCAAACAATTTGCGACCAAAGACAGAGAAATTGTTCATGCTGTATCAGTAGATGAAGATAGTTTTGTAAGAGTAACACAAGATTTAGATGAAGGAGCTGTTAGAGTAGAGTATGAAAGTCCAGAAAACGTTTACGGAGATCCAGTACAAATGCAATATAAAAAACCTAAACCTGATGAAGGAGATCCAAGACCATCAGCTGAGTTTGAAACTGCAGAGTCAGGTCCGGTTGGTAGACAAACAGGTCCAGATGATTTTGATATAGATGTAGATGAGGTCGGTGGTTCAAGTATCAGTGATCTTGATTCTGATGTATCGAAACTAAAAGAATATGCGACAGGCAAAAAACCCACCATAAAAGAAATTTTACAAAGTAAAAAAAGAAAAGACAAGGCTAAAGCCATAACAGAAGGTGGCGATGAGATGATAGACGCTGTCACAAGAAGACAGGGTGACTATGATCCTTTTGCATCAGGCGGTATCGCTAGAATGTTAGGAGAATAATGAACCCGATAAAGTACGCACAGATGATGAAGTATCTGACTCGGGCGAAAAAAGAAAAGCCAGATCTTCCCGATGTTTTTCCTGCGAGCCAAGCACCTATCCCACCAAAAACACAAAACGTTGAAGAGATAGAAGCTATCAATGAATTTATAAAACGTGAACGACAACAGAAAGCAGGTGGTGGTATGTTGGTGCAACCAGGTTTTGGTGGCACGAGACAAGGGTATGCTAAAGATAAGAAAAAAGTTGCAGCTAATTTGCCAAGTAAATATGGAAAGTTTACAGGTGAAGGTTTGAAAGGAATGGAACGTGTTTCAGATGCGATTTTAAAAGCATACGCAGATGATGACATAACTTATTTATTTGAAAAAAAAGAAAAAAATCCAAAAGGATTAATTTCAGCTGAAGATTCTAAACAAGGTCTTTTTAAAAGAATAAAAGAAGATCAGTCTAGAATTGATTTTGTAGTTAAAAATACAGGTTTAGATGAAGACACTATTTTTGATATTTTAGATGATAGAATTGCTTATTTAGAATTAGAAAAAGAAAGACCAACCAAACCCCTTACTGATAAAAAAATATTTTTAAATAAAGCAGAAAAGTGGTTGATGACTAATTCTAAAAGATATGCGGATCCAGCAAAATTTGAAAAAGCATTTATTAGAACTTTTGGAAAAAATAATCTTATAACTAAAACAATAAAAGCTAATGTTACCGATCCAAGAGGCTCAGGTCGTCTTTTTGGTTTTAGTGATGACTTTGCAAAAACAATTATGGCTGTACGAGAAGGAACAACAAAAGTAGATCCTGGTTTTAATTCCATACAATTAAAAGATATGTTTAAAACTGTAATCTATAATAATAATCCTAATGTTAGAAAAAGAATTACAAATATATTTGAAAATATAATACCTGAACCAGGATCTAAAAGAACACCTGATGTAAGAAAGTTATTTGAAAATGACCCTGTTTTAAAAAAATTTGGTTTAGATAAATCTATCAAAGGTCCGATAGCTAGATTAATTTTAAATGAAATAGGAGAAGATTTATTTACAAATGTTAAAAATTTTCAAAAACCTTTTTTAGGAACAGATGCATTATTGAATTATTTAAAAGATAGAGTTGATCCTAAATATAAAGAAATGTTTAGAGAGGCTGGTAATGCTGTAAAACAAGCTCAGAAAAATCAATGGCCACAAGCTAAAAAAACTTTAAATCTATCACAAGCAATTATGTTTGATCATAAAATACCTAAATCAATAATTGAAAAAGGTTATGCAGATGAGATAGAATATATAAAATTAAATCCTACTTCAGAAAAATTTAACGCAACAATTAAAAGATCACAGTTTGATCAACCTTTGTTAAATCTTATAGATGAATTTGAAAGATCTAAAACTTTAGATGCTAAAGCAAATGTCGTAACTAAGATGAATAAATTAAAAAATGATTTTAGTAAAAAATATGGTGGGTATTTAGATGAAGTTTCTATTAACGTAGACAAAACAGGTAAACCTATTTTTACAAGTTCAGCATCTCCCGTTACTAAAAAAACAGATTTTGTTAAATCTTTAAAAAAAAGTATGACTCAAGCAGGAGAACTTGACAAACAAATTATAAATCAAATAGCCGTATTAGGTGGTAGAGATTGTGGTAGAATAAGAAAATATCAAGGTGGTAGAATTGGTTTGCAAGATGGAACTCCAAACGTTGACGTATGTTTTAGAAATGCAACACAAAGAATTAATTCTGGTTTTAAAAATGCAACTCCTGCAGAAGCTAGAAACTACACTAAACTTTTAAACGCTGTCAAGGGTTCTGCTGTGATAGGAAGAAATCTTTTAAAGTTTGGTATCGTGCCAGAGGCCTTATTTGTTGGTGCGGATTCTTTAATCAGAATGGGTTTTGGTGATACGTTTAAAGAAGCCGGTTTACGAGCATCTGATTTTTTTATACCTGGTGATCAAATGCAAGAAGCGGATAAATTAAAAGTGCAAAGAACACTTGGAGATGCCGCTGCAACAAATGTTGGTAAAGTGTTTGATTATAGAAATCAAATAGCAAACATAGATAGTTTAGAAAAACAAAAAGAAAATCTTGCAAATTTATCTGATGTTGGTGAATTTGATTATATTGGTGATTTAAGTCAAGATGTTAAAAATATAGACACAAGACTTAATCAAGCAAAAAACAATTTACAAAATAAATTCATGGTCTCTGAAGCAGAAACTGTTGCAGCTGATAGAGCTTTAGAAGAAGCTTATGATATATCAAAAGCTAAATCACCACTTGCAAAATTAAAATCATTTGCACAAAATATTGAAGCAGTTCAAGACGATCCTTTTTTAAGTGACATAGCAGCTCCACAAAAAACACAAGAAGAATTAAATTTAGATATGTTTCCAACAATGCCAAGAGAGTTTTTAACAGAAAAAACCTCTGATTTATTAGATCGTACACAAGCGTTAAAACAAGCTGGTTATAATGTATCCACTAGGGATTTAATGGAAGAACAGAAAAGATTAAAATCAATACCATTATCTCAAGATGTAATAACATATGGTCCAGAACAAATGTACGGCGCACAAGGCACTTTTTTTGGTCAACCTTTGGCAGGCGGTGGTATTGCTAAAATGGCTGGTGTATCATCAGGCCCACCACCAACATCAGGACCAATGTCTCAAGGGTTGCAAGGTCTGATGAAACGTGTTAGAAACTTATAGGAGTATATATGGCAGAAATAGACAAAGGACTCCCGAACACTAGAAACAAAGAAGAGATCCCCTCAGAGCAGGAGATCCAAGACGTTGCTGTTCAGGAACCAGTAGAGGAAAAAGGACCAATCGAAGTTATCCCAGAAGAAGATGGTGGTGTAACTTTAGATTACGAACCAGGTGCAATTAACGTACCAGGAACAGAATCACACTTTGATAATTTAGCAGAACTTTTACCTGACGACGTATTAGAACCAGTAGGAAATGAGATGACTCAAAACTACATGGATTATAAAGCTTCAAGAAAAGATTGGGAGCAATCTTATATTACAGGATTAGATTTACTTGGTTTTAAATATGAAAACAGAACAGAACCGTTTCAAGGAGCTAGTGGTGCAACACACCCAGTGTTAGCTGAAGCAGTCACACAGTTTCAAGCACAAGCGTATAAAGAATTATTACCAGCAGACGGACCAGTTAGAACACAAATCATTGGTGTAAAAAATCCACAAACAGAACAACAAGCAACACGTGTAAAAGATTTTATGAATTATTTAATTATGGATCAGATGAAAGAATATGAATCTGAGTTTGACTCTATGCTATTTCATTTACCACTTGCAGGTTCTACATTTAAAAAAGTTTACTACGACGTGCCGATGGGTAGAGCAGTATCAAAATTTGTGCCTGCAGATGAATTGGTCGTGCCATACACAGCAACAAGTATTGAAGATGCAGAGTCTGTAATTCATGTAATTAAAATATCAGAAAACGAATTAAGGAAACAACAAGTTAACGGTTTCTATAGAGATGTAGAATTAGGACCACCAGGTCACGTAGAAAAAAATGATCTTGATAAAAAAGAAAAAGAATTAGACGGAACTAAAAAGACAGGTAAACAAGAACCTGTGTACACTTTGTTAGAGTGTCATGTTAATCTTGATCTAGAAGGTTTCGAAGAAGTTGGTGCAAATGATGAACCAACAGGAATAAAATTGCCCTACATTGTAACTGTAGAAGAAGGCAGCCGAGTAGTACTCTCTATACGGAGAAACTATGCGCCCAATGATCTAAAGAAAAATAAGATCCAATATTTTGTCCATTTTAAATTTCTGCCAGGACTAGGATTTTATGGCTTTGGACTCATTCACATGATTGGCGGATTGAGTCGTACGGCAACGGCGGCTCTCCGTCAATTATTAGACGCAGGAACTTTATCAAACCTGCCAGCAGGATTTAAACAAAGAGGAGTTAGGGTTAGAGACGAAGCGGCTCCAATACAACCAGGTGAATTTAAGGATGTCGATGCACCAGGTGGATCGCTAAGAGATGCGTTCTTTCCATTACCGTATAAAGAACCATCACAAACTTTACTAAATTTACTTGGTATTGTTGTTCAAGCTGGTCAAAGATTCGCGAGCATTGCTGACATGCAGGTTGGTGATGGTAACCAGGCAGCAGCGGTTGGTACAACAGTTGCATTATTAGAACGTGGTTCAAGAGTCATGAGCGCAATACACAAAAGATGTTATGCAGCGATGAAAGGAGAATTTAAATTACTATCAAAAGTCGTGTCACAATATCTACCACCAGAGTATCCATATGATGTTGTTGGTGGTGCAAGAAATGTAAAACAGGCCGACTTTGATGACAGAATAGATGTCGTGCCGGTTGCAGATCCAAATATATTTTCTATGAGTCAACGAATTACGTTAGCTCAAACACAATTACAGATAGCAACATCAAATCCTGCGTTACATAACATGTATCAGATTTATAGAAACATGTATGAAGCGATTGGTGTAAAAAATGTTGATGCAGTTTTACCCGCACCAGCACCAAACATGCCGATGGATCCAAGTATGGAACATATAAATGCTTTAACTGGTAAACCTTTTCAAGCTTTTCCTGGTCAAGATCATAGAGCACACATTACAGCTCACCTAAATTTTATGTCAACTAACATTGTAAGAAATAATCCTGCGGTTATGGCAGCGATACAGAAAAATATATTAGAACACATAAGTCTGATGGCACAGGAACAGGTTCAATTAGAGTTCAGAGAGCAATTACAACAGATGATGATGATGCAACAGATGGCAGCAACAGATCCAAGAATGCAAGCACAGCTTCAGGCACTTACAAATCAGGTCGAAGCAAGAAAATCTGTGTTGATCGCAGAGATGACAGAAGAATTTATGAAGGAAGAGAAGCAAATCACATCACAATTTGATAACGATCCTCTTCTAAAACTAAAATCACGTGAAGTTGACCTTCGAGCGATGGAAAATGAGCGTAAAAAAGACAATGATGAGGCTCAAATCGACCTTGCAAGAGCAAGATTAATGCAACAAGGAGAGATTGCAGAGGATAAAATGGAACAAAACGAAGATTTAGCTAAATTAAGAGCTGGAGTCAGCCTTGCAAAAACAGGAGTGCAACAGGCAGCGATAGTAACGGAGGATAATTAATGCCATTAAACAAAAAAGGTAAGAAAATTATGAAATCCATGAAAAAACAATACGGAAAAAAGAAGGGTGAAAAGATATTCTATGCATCTAAGAACAAAGGTGTTATAAAAGGAGTAAAAAAAGGAGCATAAATGCAAAAACTAGATAAAATACAACAGGTTAAAGTTGCGGAACAAAGCATCGAGGTAGATCCTAGATCTAAAACGACTGCTGACCAGGCTTTTAACTACATTGCTACAGGAAAACCTGAGATGCCGGTTGGCGGACAGAAAAGAATGTTAGCAGAAAAAAGAAGAAACTCTAAAGCGTATTAATTATGTGGTTATCGGCGATAAAATTAGCCGTTTCTGCTGGAAGTAAGATTTACGCTAACAAGCAGAGAACGAAGATGGCGATGTCTGATGCACAACTGATGCATGCAGAACGTATGGCCAAAGGTGAAGAGCAATATCAGGGAAAATTGTTAGAGGCCCGACAGTCAGACTGGAAAGACGAGGCCGTTTTGATAATTTTAAGTTTGCCCGTGTTGGTGCTCGCGTGGGCAGTGATATCGGATGACCCGACAGCGATGGACAAGGTAAAATTGTTCTTCGATATGTTCTCGCAGCTCCCGTCATGGTTCACAAATCTTTGGATCCTTGTCGTGGCATCGATTTATGGTATAAAGGGCACACAGATT